CCTACTGAAATCATCCAGCTCCCGACTGGACAAAACGGGAATCAGAACGGAGGAACAAGCATCCTCCCAGTAGCTAACTCCGGCGGCGGATTGTTCGGAAACGGACAGACAAACCTCGCCGACCTCTTCGGCTTTGCCATCATCGCCAGCATGTTCCCCAACCTTTTCGGAGGCTATGGATATGGCAACCGGGGCGGTCAATGCGGTGGATGTCAATGCCCGAGTGTTGACGGACAACTCGCACTCCAGGCAGTGGCCGCACAGGGAGATGCAAGCCGTGCAGCCATCGAGAACCTCGCCGCTTCGATGGGACAGAACTACAACACTATCCTGCCAGCAGTTCAAAACGTGCAGGCCACCATCTCGCAGTTGGCATCCGCGAACGGCATGGGCTTCCTCCAGGTGATCAATGCCCTCCAGCAAGGTAATTGCAACCTCGCAAGCCAACTCTCGCAGTGCTGCTGCGACAACCGTCTGCTCACCACGCAGCAGGGCTACGAGACACGCATTCAGACCATCGACCAGACCAATCAGCTGAATAACACCATCAACGCCAACGGCCAACGCCAGGTGGATGCCATCGCCGACCTGAAGACCACGATGATCAAGGAGTTCTGCGATGCCCGCGAGCGCGACATGCAGGCCATCATCAACAAGCAGGCCGACGAAATCTCGCAGCTGCGCACCAAGGACAATATTTCCGCTCAGACCAACCAGATACTCGGCTATGTGAACCAGGTGCTGGCTCCCATCCAGGCCGGGCTGAAGGAAATCCAGGACAAGATGCCGAACACCGTGCCGGTACAGTATCCCAACCTGCAGGTGGTGAACGCTACGCCCTACGTCAACGGCGGCTATTACGGACAGACCCCATTTTATGGCGGCTTCTAACGAAAGGAGGCAGCCATGATGTGTTTCAACGTTCCATTCGTCAACGGAAACATCCCGTACCTGAACGTTACCAACGTGACGGTGGGGACGCAGGCCGTTGACCTCGCGCTGGGCTTCCGCAACATCCGCCCCGTGGGGCTGATGCTCGTACGGATCAGTTCGGCGATACCGACGGGCACGACAGGCACGCTGCCCGTGACTCTGACACTCAACGGCAACACCCGTACACTGACGTTCTTCAACGGCACGGAGGTAACGGCGGCCGACATCGAGGGAACTGGCGTTCTGCTGGTGTTCAACGACAAGTTCAACGGAATTTTGCAACTTCTGAGCACGCCGGCGGCGACAGCATAAAAAAACAATAACAATCAAAAGGAACTATGACTATGAATTTTTCGGAAATACCAAACGGTGCGGCGTTCTACGTCATCAGCACCAACGGCGGATTGAATGTGGCCGTCGGAACAGTGAAGGGCAAGTCGGCACCATACTGGCCGATGCCTGCAAACGGACTCAACACGCAGATGGTGGACATCACCATTAACGTGAACGGACAAGACAGGGCGGTCCCGGGGCTCCCCATTGGATTGGAGGTGGCCGGGCGTGAACCTGAAATATATACCTGCAACAGAGATGTCGCCTTGCGTATCATCGACGAAAAGGTGGCCGAGGCCGACAAAGTGCTCAAAAATCTGCCATACTATCAAAAGGTGATGGCAGACGGCACACGTTGCAAGGAAATCATCGACCCAGGCTATGCCCAGACGCGGAAGCAGGCTGAGACTATCGAGAACCTGAAAGCCGAACTGGCAGCCACAAAGGGCGAATTGCAAGGCATGAAGGACATGCAGGCCCGCACCCTTGAACTGCTGGAGAAACTGAGCGTAGGCCCCGACAAAAAAAAGAAGGATTCATAGGTCATAGCGACTTTTTAAAAACCATAAAAACAATGAACGGATATATTATCAGGACAGGCGACGGACAAGATCTGAAAGAGCAGATGAAGAGCCAGATGCGCCAGCAGTACCGCAACGGCAATGGTAACGGCATGCGCACCGTAGGCCGCGAGTATGAGGAAGGCTATCGTGACGGCTACCGCGAGGGCTATGAGCAAGCCATGCGCGACGACCACGACACCGAGATGCAGCGTCACACCGCATTCTCCAACGAGAGCCGTGAGGGTGGCAAATATTCGATGTAATTATTCTTCATAATTGACAGCCTGGCCGTGAATGCCGCTTGAAGTGCGCAGGGCGGTCAGGCTTTTTCAATAAAGAAAGGAAAAAACATGGAATATATAATGCCAGAAGGCCTGCGTGCCTACATGGATGCCTACCAGGGGCAGTTCTCCCGCAAACTCGCCGAGTGGGCCATCAGCAAGATGCGCGTGCGCCGCTATGACAAGGAAGAGGAACTGAAGCCCATCCCGCTGGAAACGGTGGAGCAAGCCTTGAAGAAGGCAGGGGTGCAGGTGCCGCAGGAGTGCATATACACGGCATGGTATCTCTTCCACATGGCCATCGCCGACTACCAGCGCACCTGCGATGATGACATGCGCCGCGCATGGTTTGTGGATGAGACACTCAACGACCCGGACGGCAAGCCCTCCAACACGCTGGCCTGCTTCCGCGCGAAGATGGACAATGCCGGGGTGCCAATCATGTGGGAGAGGATGATATGATAGAGCAGGGCTTCCACATCGGCAACCGCAAATGGTGGGTGATGGTCTATTACGACGTGCGCACCGAGAGCGAACTGGCCCGCATCGCCGACACACTCCGGGCGGCTGGTGAGCGGAGCGACCTCGTGGATGATGCCATCGCCAACCTGCGAGGCTGGAACCGCGGCTACACCTTCAGCAACTTCAACGACCGCGTGAGCATCATGGTCATCGGCAAGGCCAACAATGCCGGGCAGATGTTCGACACCATCGTGCATGAGATGAAGCACCTGGCCGAGCACGTAGGCGAGTATTACGGCGTAGATTCACGCGAGGAACTTTCCGCCTATCTACAGGGAGAAGTCGGGCGAAACATGTGGCCCGCTGCTGCCATGGTGCTCTGCCCGAAATGCCACTGACAATCTGTGAAACAATAGTAAACCCCCGCACAACTTGCGGGGGTTTATTAAAAAGCACCGAATTATAATGAGAAGATTCCCAAAAATAAACATGCGCGAAGGCGCGACAAGCCAGGCGGCTGGTGCGGCTGTTGCAGTAACGCAAGGCACGGGCGGCAATGCCGCCGCCACCGTGACATCATCGGAGATGGTGGCCACCGACTTCGAGGAGAACGTGGTGCGCATCAGCACGCCGGGCAAGGCACTCACCATCTCGGCATGGTACCGAGGCGTGGAACTGCGCATGAAGACGATGGGGCAACTCGTGCCGCAATACCAGAAGAAGAACCGACCCGACGACGGCGGCAACTACGTGCAATACAACTATGGCCGTGCGGGGGTGATCAACTACAAGTTGCAGGTGCGCCCAAATCCCATCATGACCGCCACCACCTTTTGGCAGCAAGTCGAGTACCTGCGCATCATGACCGGTAACGCACTGGTATATATCGAGCGCGACGGCAGCGGCGAGGCATTCGACGTGCGCAACCTGTGGCTGTGCAACGGCGGCGTGTATAACGAGCAGACGGGCACCTACGACCTCTGGTATCTGAGCGACCGCGGCCAACGGTTTGTGCCTTCCGTAGAGCGTGAAGACGTGCTCCACTTCGCCAACACGTTCAAGTTCCCCGGCACCATCTGGGGCATCCCCACGCTCACCTTCGCCATCCAGACGTTGAGCCTTCAGGCCACCAACAACCGCCAGGCGATGGAGAACGCCGCCAAGGGAGGCCGTGTGAAACTGCTCATCGGCGAGGAGAAACCCGCATCAGCCGCCGGAACGCTCGCCTTTGGCATGTTCGACAAGGGACAGATGGACAAGTACGCCCGCGAGGTGAACGAGAAAATCTACCATCAGGACGTGGTGGCCCTGCGCGGACTCGACAAGGTGCAGCAGATCTCCATGACTGCCCAGGAAATGCAGTTGCTCGAACAACTCGGCTTCGGCGTGGCAGAGGTAGGCCGTTTCCTCGGCATCCACCTGTCGCTGCTCATGGAGTACAGCAACTCATCCTACAAGACGCCGGAAGAGGCGACGCAGGAACTGATGCAACGCACCATCCAGCCGCAAATACCCGAAATCGAGGATGAGCTCAACGCAAAACTGCTCACCCCGTTCGACTTCGGTCAGCGGCGGTTCCACGTCTGCGAACAGCCACTGCTCCGGCTCGACATGAAGAGTCAGGCCGACATCGACCTCAAACGCCTGCAGACGGGATGGAGCCCCAATGAGATACGTAGCCAATACGACATGCCAGCCGTGGAAGGCGGCGACGACCACTACGTGAGCACCAACCTCGCCGTGGCCGGAAGCAAGAAACTGAGTGGAGAGGAAGGGGGGAATCCCGAGCCGGGTGGTTCCCAAGGCAATGACGGTGCTGCCCCCGCCGCCACTCCACCCACACCACCAACCGAGGAAGGAGGCGAGGAATGAGCACGGGCTATTCGGCAGGCATGCGACAAGACCGCATCCGCATCCTCAACCGCACGAAGGCCGAGACCTCCGCTTTCGGCATCGACGGCAACGGCATCGAGTGGGAGGAGAGCGACTGCCTCTGGGCTGACGTATCCTGGACAAAGGGCATGCGGGCGCAGAACGCCGGAGCCATCGACGTGTACGGCATCATCGCCGTGCGCATGAACTACGACGCGGGCAAGAGCCGCTGCATCACCATGCGCTCACGCATCAAAGACTCAGATGGCATCACCTATCAGATCATCCCAGAGACCTTCCACGCCGACCGCCGCGGCAATACGATAGAGTTCCGAGCACAAGCCATCATCAACGACCAGCAATGAAAAAGACAGTAGCCATCATCCATTACAACACCCCGGATTTGACCGAGGCCCTTATCTTCTCCATCCGCAAGCATGGAGGCGAGGACTACCGCGTGGTGGTGTTCGACAACTCCACCGACTACGTGGACAAGCACGGCGACGCATGCAAGGCGCGGCCATTCCGCACCATTTGCAAAGCAGAGCGAAAACTCTGGGGCAAGGGCGGCGTAAAAGTTTATAACAACCGCCACGGCAAGATCATCGACCTGGAGCGCGAACTGGAGAAATACCCAGAGCGCGACGAGCACATCGGCTGCGCACAGGGCTGCTGGTACGGCTCCGACAA